GCTTCCGGCGAAGACCTGGCAAGCACCTCGGATATTGTTACGGATGCTTTGACAGCTTTTGGACTGAAAGCAAGAGATGCCGGGCATTTCTCGGATGTCCTTGCAAAGGCGTCCGCTAGTTCGAATACAAACGTAGGCATGCTGGGTGAATCATTCAAATATGTTGCTCCGGTAGCAGGAGCCATGAAATATAGCGTCGAAGATACTTCTTTGGCATTAGGACTTATGGCTAACAGTTCAATTAAAGGAAGCATGGCCGGTACAGCCTTAAAGACGTCCCTGGCTAACATGGCAGCACCAACTAACAGCATGGCAGAGGCTATGGACAAATATGGTATTAGCCTGACCGACGGCTCAGGAAACATGAAAACACTGAAAGGTGTCATGGATAATTTGCGAAGCAGTTTAGGAGGTCTTTCTGAAACTGAACAGACAGCGGCGGCATCCACCATTTTCGGAAAAGAGGCTATGAGCGGTATGCTTGCTATCATCAATGCTTCAGAACAGGATTATAACGATCTTTCCAACGCTATCGGAAATTCAAAAGATGCAGCGCAGGATATGGCTGACACCATGTTGGACAACCTGGCAGGCTCTATGACTCTTATGCAGTCGGCTGTAGAGGGCGTTCAGAACAGTTTTGGACAGAGACTTACTCCTTATGTCAGAGGATTCGTTGATTCCATTACGGACGCAATGCCGGCTGTGACTGTTGCTCTGAATGATTTTATGGACACTGTGGACAAAAAAGCAGCACACATGAAGACAGTTATCGGGACCATGACGGCATCTGATGAGTGGCAGAATGCGGATATGTTCGGAAAGATGGATATTGCATGGGATACTCTTATCGGTCAGCCTTTTGCCGACTGGATTAGCGGAGATGGGAAACATCTGATTTCTTCCGGCCTCGGAACATTATTCTCTAGCGCGTCCGCTATTCTTCCGGGAGGAAAGAAAGCAGGCCTTTCTTCTGTGCTCAGCTCTATGCTGATCGCTAAAGGAGCAACTGGGATTCTTGGAAATGCAAAGAATATTGCGACCACCTTACAGCCTATCGGAAATGCTATTAAAAGCATTGGACTTGCAGCACAGACAGCGCCAAGTGTTGGAGCGTTCATAAGTGATCTGGGAGCAATGGTTCCGACAGCGGCGAAATTCGGACTTGCGGCAGCGGCAGTAACAGCGGCAGTAGTTGGAATTGGTGTTGCAGTAGACAACTATAACCAGAAAGCTTTGAGCAGTAATCTGGAAGAACATTTTGGAAACATCAAATTATCAGCTCAGGAAGTGCAGGACATTGCTTCTGGAATTCTTGATCAGAAGTACCTGGCCAATGTGGAAGTTGCCTTAAATGAGGTAAAGAACGCTGATAAGCTTCGAGAAGATGCCCAGAAGGCGCTGGAATCCAATGACGTTCTGGAGTTTAAGAGCAGAGTTGGTATTAAACTTACGACAGAAGAACAGGAAGATTATACAAGTAATATCGAAACTTTTGTTAAGAGCAAGATTGAAGAACTGGAAAGCCGGACGTTTGCAGCGCATATCCACGTTCAGACGTATCTCGGAGGTACGGAAGAGGGACAGACATTAGCCCAGAACATCGAGAAATGGGCTACAGCGGATTATGTTGAATTGGATGGATTATCTAGCCAGTTATCACAAAAGGTCTCTGAGGCACTGAAAGATGGAATCATAGATGCAGATGAAGAAGGCGCCATCAGTGCTTTGCAGGAAAAAATGAACAGCATAACTGCCCGGTGGAAGGAATCGGAAGCACAGGCAAAATGGGACTGGATAAATCAGGAATACGGGAGCTTGAATGCAGCTGATCTGGAAAGTGGCTCATTCACTGACTTACTGGGAGCAATGAGAGATCAGAGGCAATCGGCAAAGGAAAGCGTACAGGCAGATGTTGAGCAGTGGTATTCAGAGCTTAACTCGATGGAATCAGCCGGAAGAATCACATCTGCTCAGAATAAGCAGTATCACGAAATGACCGGTTGGTATGTAAAAGGGCAGGAAGGAAATGAGTTGTCGAAGAGCTTACAGCTTGGTTCGAACACTTTGAATTCTGCATATGCTGAGAAGATTCAGAGCAACAGGCAGAGCCTTGCGGAAAATACGCAGTTTTCTATTGATTCAGCACAGAAACAATTAGAGAGCGGAGATACATCTGCTATGACCAGCGCATTGATGTACGGGTTCAACGAACTTGGCAATGGAAAAACATTAGGAATTACAACTGATGCTACACAGAATGCCTTGAGTACCATGTACGAGAGCATGAAACCTGATGTAACACAGATGCAGGGCTTAATTGACGATTACCGGGAAGCGGGAAAAGCAGTTCCACAAAGCCTTATGGATTCATTTAATGATGCTATTGAGGTTGGAGCAGCTGCTGGCGATACGTCTGCAACGTGGCAGAACTATGCTAATCAGATCTGGAAGAATGGAAGTGATGAATTAAAAGCATCACTTACGGATCCGAGCAATCCAATGTATGAAACGGTCCGCAGTCAGTTGCCTCCTGAACTTGCAGAAGCGATTGACAGGGCGGCGGCAGAGACCACAACTGATGATGTGACACTTGAAGGACTGAAAGCTTCTGTTGATGGAGATGTTGATATTGACAAAGATGCATGGACTTCAAAGCTGAATGAAGCTCTTGGTGACTTGGGTGAAACACAGGAGGTTACCGCTGATCATGTAAAGATTAAGGTTGATCAAGGCGATTGCCTGTGGGAAATTGGCAACGCTCTTGGAATTGACTGGCAGACCATTGCAGAACAGAACGGTATCGAAAGCCCGTATGTTATTCATCCAGACCAGGAACTGACTATTTCCATGGATACGTTGACTGCAGAAGTTGACGGAGACAAGGCTCAGGCTGCTATCGAGCAGGCTATGTCAGCTCTGGATGCAGAAGGAGCAGAAATGTCTGTGACAGCAGAAGGAGTCAAAGTTGATCTGGCAGATGTAGAAGTGGATTCCGATACAGCGGCGGCTCAGATTGAGGCAGCTCTCGGCATGGAATCCGGGACACTTGCGGCAAATGGAATTGAAGTGCAGGCAGGCGCATCTGTTACTATCCCATCAGAACTGGTAACGGTGGATACATCTGGCATGCAGTCTGCAACCGAACAGGCAGCAGATGAAACGGAAACAGAGCCTATTGAGCAGGAAGCATCTGCAAATGTAAATGTCACAAATACAACGACCGATACATCCGGAATGCAGGCGCAGGCGGAAGAAGATGCACAAGGTGCTGTAGGAGATGTACCAGTTGAAGGCAGTGCAAATGTTACCTTCTCAGGCACGACAACAGACACTTCTGGCGTTGTGGAGCAGGTAACAGCAGATATTGAGAGCGCAGTAAGTGATGTTCCGGCCAATGGTCATGCGAGCATCACGTTAGATCAGCCCAATAATGCGGCCGAGATTTATTCTCTTGCAGCAGCTATATATTCGGAATGCGCCGGACAGGTACAAAGCACATTCGCACAGGGCTTCACAGCCTCTGCAGATGTTGCAGTTACGCTGAACTGGCATATCACGAATCCATCAGCTAGCATTTCCACTTCAAGTAGCGGATCATCTGTATCGGCTACTATAGCTGGGCACGCTTCGGGCGGTGAAGTCGGACTGAATGGAGCTGAGCTGTCGTGGGTAGGTGAGGAAGGATTGGAGTATATCATTCCTACGGTGCCGGCCAGACGACAGAGAGGTATTGAATTGTGGAAATCCGCAGGACGGACACTGGGAGTTCTTGGTCCTGATGATGAGATATCAGCGCATGCGAGCGGAGGAATTGTTGGAAAAGAAGTATCAAATACGACACCTTATTTCGACACAGATTCCAGTTCGCAAGATTCCGAAAAATCAGAGAAAGAAACTGTACCAACGAATGTGGTGTCAGATAAATCTGGTGTTGTGGTACAGGTTAACCTCTCCCCGCAGTTCAATATATCAGATACAAATGACAGTGATGTTATTCGGCTCATTAAAGCTCACATCAAGGAGCTGGCTGACGATCTTGGAAGCGAAATTGCAACAATGCTCAGTGAAGCTTATGAGAATACACCTGTTACAACATAAGGAGGGAACATGGGAGCGATATTAAAAGAATTGCATAATTCGGCATCGAAGTTCCAGTTCCCTTCGATGCCAAAAGATGATGTTGATGTAAAAAGAGAAACAGCATATCAGGAATATAACATTCTTGGAAAAGGAAAAATGAGTTACCCATCTGGCATGGGAAACCAGACCATAAAATGGTCAGGATATTTCTGGGGGGCAGGCAGAAAAAAGCTTGCCTCCGTAAACCAGAAATGGATAGCACCAAAAACCTGCATCAGCAAGCTGAAAAGCTGGCAGACAAAAAAGACACCGTTAAATCTGGTGGTTTCTGAAGCTGGCATCAATGAAGATGTTACTATCAAATCTTTTGAGTATAAGCCTTTTGGCGGGCATGGGGACTATTCGTACGAGATATCTTTTGTTCCATATGTCGAGATGAAGATTTATACAACAAAGGAACTGGGGACTAAGAAAAAAGCTAAAAAGAAAAAGAAAACCACTAGGCCAAGTACCAAGAAATCTACTAAAAAGAAAAAGACCTACAGGATTGTCCGAGGCGATACGCTTTGCGGAATATCTCGTAAGAAATATAAAACTGAATCAAAGTGGAGAAATATCTACAATGCCAATAAGAAGGTTATTGAAGCGGCTGCTAAGAAACATGGCCGGCGCAATAGCGACAATGGACATTGGATATATCCAGGAACAGTACTGACTTTACCATAAGGAGGCGAGAGTATTGATAGATCCAATGAAATATAAATACCTCGTGGCCATTATGACTGCAGATAAAAAGGCTTACGACATCACACAATTTGTCGAAGATGTATCCTGGGAAGAGGGAGAGGACCAGCTTGCGGCCAGAATTAGTTTTTCGGCCAAGAACGATAAAACTTCAAAGGGAAGAATTTCTTCTCTTGCCAAGCCTGGGTGTTATGCAGCACTTTTGTATTCCTATAATGGTGGCAAAAATGCCGAAGCAACCAGAGGAAAAATAGTTGAATGGAATCCTTCAGCGAGAACATCCGGAGAGAAATTTAAGGTAAAGGCATACGATGTTCTATATGATCTGCAGGAATCACAAGATCATGTATATTTTTCAGCCGGCGTAAAGACAAAGTCAGCCATAGTCCAAGTGCTGAAACGCTGGGGCATAAAGGTCACATCTTACAGCGGACCAAATGTGAAGCATGGGAAGCTGGCTTATAAGTCTGAAAAGCTTGGAACAGTGGTTGTGAAAATCCTCAAGGAAGCCAAAAAGAAAGGCGGCATTGAGGCATGTCTGCGGGCTGTGAAAATGAATGTGACCGTAGTTGGTTTTGGAACAAATAAAACAGTATATCATTTTGAAGAAACACAGCATCTTACAGAAGTAAACCATAAGATCAGCACTACCGGGATGGTTACAAGGGTAAAAATCATCGGAAAAGCAAATGATGATGGATGCTCACCTGTTGAGGCTACAGTTGATGGAAAGACAAGCTACGGAATCCGCCAGAAGATTGTTTCCAGAGGAACTAATGACACATTAGATGAGGCAAAAAAAGAAGCGAGAGAGATTCTTGCAGATGATGGCAAACCAAAGGAAGAAATCACGATAAAACTTCCGGATATTCCTATCATTCGGAAGGGTGACAAGATTCATCTAAAAACAGCTTCAATAAGTGCTGGGTATTATATCGTAATATCTGCTGCGCATGATGTAGATAAAATGCTTATGACACTGGGACTGAAAAAAGCACCGGCAGCAAAAAAGAGCAGTGGGAATAAAAAAACAAAAGCAAAATCATATGATGTTGGGGACATTGTTAATTTCCATGGCGGTAAGCATTATGTCAGCAGTTATCCAGATGCCAGAGGATACAGTGTAGGAGCCGGAAAAGCAAAAATCACGATCAAAGGTGGTTCCGGAAAAGCACACCCATGGCATCTGGTTACACAAAACTGGAATCAGACTCATGTCTGGGGCTGGGTTGACGATGGATCATTTGACTGACAGGAGGAACATTATGTCAAAAATGGAAAAAAATGGAATGGAAAAGCTTGCAAAGGTATTGGATTCGAGAATGGGAGAACACTCAGGAGGAGGATTTTCGTTCGACTTTGGAGTGATCAAGAAAGATTATTCCCTTGTTTCCAATACTTTTCCTTTGCCTATTCCTAAAAAGGATTATTCTGTCTGCAGACTTTTGGCCAATCTATCAACAAACGTATCTGGAGGAACACACGGAGGGCATAACAGCGGAACGGGATCACATAGCCATAAGGTGGTTATGCCTAAGTTAAAACCGGGAGATCGTGTGCTTATCGTATGGGTTGAGGGAGAACCTGTAGTCATAGATGTAGTAGTCAAGGCAAGTGGATTATAGGAGGCAATATGGAAGAAGAATCAAAAAATTTACTGCCGACTGTGGATGTTCCAGATTTTGTGGATGAAGAGGAAGATGAAGAATATGACGTTGACTATAAGCCATCGCCAATGTGGGATCTTGAAAAAGGAGATTTCGTTCGCACCGCCGCAAATAATGTGCCAATGAACGATGGATATGAAGCATATAAAATATGGTGTGTAAAAACGGTATCTACAGAAAGATATTCTTGCCTGGGATATTCAGATGATCATGGAACTGAAACAGAAGATATAACAAGAGAATCTGACCAAAGCACTGTAGAACTTTCTCTAGAAAGGACAATCCAGGAAGCTCTGATGGTCAATCCGCGGACATCATCGGTAGAAGAGTTTTCTTTTGAATGGGGTACTGGGAGGGTAAAAGTATCATTCATAGTTTATTCTGTTGATGGAGAACCCTTTACCGTTGATTCAATCATAGAAGTTTAGAGGAGGTGGTTAATATGGCTAGACCAGAATTTGAAATTCCGGAATTTGTGTCAGAAAGTGATTCTGACCAGATACAGGAGAGGATGATGGGAAACCTTCCGGCGGATATATCGGATATGGAAGGTGATTTCCCATATGATTTTACCATGCCTACGGCCATCGAGATATCTCAGCTTGTACAGTTCAATCTTGTTCGCTGCCTGATGGTTGCGTTTCCGGAATATTCCTGGGGCGATTGGATGGATCTGCATGGCGCAGAAGCAGGAGTGACAAGGAAAGAAGCTGTAGCAGCAACTGGAACAGTGTCTGTTACGGCGGCTTATGGCACAGTATTGGCAGCAGGCACAGTCTTTGCGGTTCCTGCAACAGATCAGATGGAAGCTGTTGAGTTCCAGACTTTACGAACTGTTACGTTCACAGAGAATGAAACCATGGACCTTGCGGTTGAAGCGGTCACTCCGGGGGTATCCGGGAATGTTCCGGCAAATACGATTACAATTATGGCATCACCGATCAATGGCGTTACAGCAATTACCAACAGCGAGAAAACATCGGGTGGTGCTGAAGAAGAAAATGATGAAGATTATTATGAACGAATCCATGCAGAATTCCAAGATTCGCAGTTCTATGTAGCGAATGATGCTGACTATATTAAGTGGGCCAAAGAAGTCCCCGGGATTGGAGATTGTATTGTAGAACCAGCTGTTGAAGGACCAGGAACAGTGGGATTGATCTTAGTTGATAGCAACGGACAGCCCGCATCAAGTACACTGGTCACAGCAGTTTACAACCATATCGTTTCTCCGGACGACAGGAGCAAAAGACTGTTGCCTACTGGATCGTCTAAGCTGATCGTCAAGTCAGCTACAGTAAAAACTGTAGATTTTGCCTGTACAGGACTTGTTCTGGATGGCGTTGGATTGGATGATGTAATCTCGACATTCAAAACTGAAATGATGGCAGTCTATTCTGCGGCGAAAGAAACAAATATCCTTCGCTACAATTCAGCTCGAACAGTATTGTCAACCATAACCGGAGTAAGCGATTTCATAGATTTTACGATGGATGGAAAGAGAGAAAACATTCACCTTTCATCAAGCGAGTATGCAGATACCGGTAATGTGACATTTACATTAGAGGGGGCTGAGACATGAGTATAGATCTGGAAAGATTCCCGTGGAGCGATTCGGCCAACAGAATGCTGACATATGTAACTAAAGGCTGGTATGATAAATCCTATGTCGGAAAATGGATATACGAAGTTATGGGCAGAGAGCTTGATCTGGCCACTGTGCATATTGAAGAACTTCCATACCAGATGTTTATCGATACAGCTACATGGGGGCTTAAATATCATGAGATCAAGTATGGATTGCCCGTAAGAGAGGACCTGTCATATGAAGAAAGACGACGGTTGCTCCGTGAAAAGAAAAACACAAAAGCACCAATGACCCCATGGCGAATGGAACAGATTTTAAAAGGCGTGACGGATTATGATGTCCAGGTTCATGATTGTAATGAGCCGGGACATTATTTTTCTCACCCTAACATATTCAGCGTTCAATTGGAAGGTGAAACAGAGGTAGAACTAGGAGAAGTTAAGAGTAAAGTCGATAAGCTGAAGCAATCACACACAGTATATCTTCTTTCTGTTATCCTCATGCTTATTGAATGCACAGAGAGCTTTGAACAGAGAGTGACGTATCATTCAGATTTTTCATGGTGGAAGTATTCTCTTGATGGTTCCTTCGCTCTTGACGGCAGTATCAATCTGAATCATTGGTATCCGACAGAATTTCGCCCAGTCTATCCATTTGATACAGTCTTAACTGAGAATTTTATAGCAGATCGAATTTTTCACCGGATTCCAGATGTATATCATGAAAATATATTTAAGCCTTCCTTTTTCGTACGAAGCGATTTTGTATGGTGGGAAGGTTTTCTTGATGGAAACTTTTCACTGAACGGAACGAGAAAGCTCAATTCTTGGTATCCGATGGAAACTTTTATCGGGCATAGGCTGTTTATCGGCAATCAGGAGGCTTTTGAAACGAAACAGTGTATTTCATTGCCTGATATGATTAATGCTGAGAAAGCTGATTTTAGAGGCACACAGAGGGTAATTATGGGCTGGCGTGATGGTAATAAGATCCTGGACGGCAACTGTTTGTTAGACGGGACTTTATTGCTTGATGCAGGAGAGCCGCCATATCTGCAGACAGTTCGGATTCGTGCGCCTGTTAAACACGAAGAAGAAGTAGAGGTCACAATGGTTATTCCTTCACGGGCCGCAAGACTGGATGGAACGTGTAGGCTAGATGGAAGTGTAAAACTAAATTCAGGAAGGGAGGTCCTTTAAATGGCAGGGACTACAGTTACAACACTGGCAAAGAAAAAAATGGTAAAAGCAAGAGCGGGGATTTCATCGCTCCCAAAGATTGTAGGCATGGCTTTTGGTGATGGAGGTGTAGATTCGGGTGGAACAGTAAAATCACACAGCGCCGATCAGAACACCTTACATCATGAATTACTTCGCAAGAATGTTGATGGTTACGAGGTTCTTTCTGACACAAAAATCAGATATCGTTGCACATTGGCGGAAAATGAGCTGGCAAACACTTATATTTCTGAGGTTGGATTATATGATGCAGACGGAGATATGGTGGCCATGAAAGCATTCCTGAAGAAAGGAAAAGATGCAGACATGGAATGCGTGTTCGAGTGTGATGATACATTCTAACGTATTTCGATATTTTGTAACAAGTAATCGGATAATGATAGATAAATGTTATCATAAGGAGGTAGAAAATGTCGTATTTCGATATTTCTGGAGCTGTTTTCAACAATCAGCTCCGCGAATTAGAAACTTCTGATCCTGTTCATGCAGATGTGTTTAACGCTGTCTTTCGACAGTTGATAAATAATGACGTGGCACTTATGGAAGCCGCCAGCATGTTTGCGGGAGAAAAAAACAAACAGGCTGAATTCATTCTTAATCTCAAGAGAACTGGGAAAAAATATGGGGTTCATCATAGTGCATTTGATGTATCGCCATTGTCGGCGGGCACACGTACTCTCGATGCTGTAGGCATGGTAGCACAGCCTTCTACGAACACAGTAAGAGGAAGAAATGATTTTGAAGGCGAATCTGTTTTTTATGGATTGGAAGTTAATGGTCATGTAGATGATGCCGGAGAATTCATTGTGGAATATATTAAGGGAATCGACAATGAGTTCTCCAGGACAGAAAGAGATACATGGATGTTGTATCTGACTCAGTGGATTAACATAACCATTGATGCAAATGGAGAAAGCCTTGTTATCTCAGATGAACATCATGCAGGCTTCTTTCCGGAAGGAGCAGCAATCCGTACAGATCAGACTGTCAGACCGTTCGTTGCACAGGCTAAATATATGGCCGGAAATGGTTCTGATGGAAAGGCTGCATCTATTAGCGGAGTAAACGCCGCGCATGATCAGTCTCACAATGGAATGATTACACGATTCAAAGCCAAAGGAACACAGTATTGTGGAACAACTGCACAGGATAAAAACCATATGGACAACCTGTTTGAGGTCGCTTTCGCAACACGGAATTCACAGTCAATCATGTCTGGTTGCACAGGATATTACAACAGGTTCTATGCGACTGTTGTTGAAAATAATGTGGAACGTATCATTATCAGCAAAAGTGATGCAAACTATTTGGTGGTCGGAAGCACGGTATCCATTGGAAATGCCACAGCTTTAAGTGGTAGCAATCCGACGGATGATAGAGCAAATGCAGGACTTCATGCAAAAGCAAATCGTGTCATCATTACAAAAATTGAAGATTATGACAGCAATAATTCGGCAGTTTATGTAGATAATGGAGGAACTAAATTTTCTACCGGTTCTACAATGGTAGGCTCTACAGAAGTAAAGACCACTATCGTTACAATGCCATGGCACACAGGTGCATGCGATAATGTCCTTGGTTCTTGCGGTTCTCCGAACAGTAATACATCTGGAAAAGACCCATACATTCTGTTCGGTGTAGAAATGTTCCTGGGATTTTACGAAGTTATCAGCAATGTAATTCTTAAGATATCTAATCATGTAATGACGGCTTGCATTTGTTATGACTGCACAAAGTTAGCAACAAGTGTGACCTCGGATTATGTTGAGTGTGGATATAGCATTGCAGATACGCAGGCAAGTTGGAAATACATCAGTGAACTTGGCTATGATCCAGAGAACCCATCTGTAAGACATGGAACGAAAGTGGCAGCATCATCCAGTACCGGATATGCAGATGGACAGTACACCGACAAGCTTGATCAGACTTCTGACGGGTTAAGAGAGTGGCTTTCCGGCGGCTCCCTGACCAACGGGTCTTTCGCGGGCCGGTGGTATGCGACCCTGAACTCCGGGCTCGGTGCCCGCTGGTGGAACTATGCCGCGCGTCTTTCTGCTTCTGGACGCTGTGCGAAAGCAGCAGCGTAGGGGGTGAATTGCCGAATGGCAAGAGGGGAACTCCCCTTTTATTTCCCGGCGTATCCGGGGCGTTTTAAAATCATACGGACTCACGCTACGTTTGGCAGTGGCTTTCCGGCGGCAACCTGAACAACGGGTCTAACGCGGGCCGGTGGTATGCGAACCTGAACAACGGGCTCGGTAACAGCTGGTGGAACTATGCCGCGCGAATTTCTGTGAGAATTTTGATGTGTAGCGTGTTTCGCTGTCCTTTGAGACAGCCCTAAAATGGCGGGGGCGGAATGCCCGAAATTCAAGCACCAGCATCGGCGGTCAGGAAACTGACTGCTGACCCTGTGGCGGAAGTGGACACAGGTGGGGGTTAGTAGTAAAACCGAAAGCTCTTGAACACAGAAAGAAAGAGGACTGGTAATGAAGACATATTGCCGAAGAATGGATATTTCTGGCGAAAATTTCATCAGGAAATACATAGCTGCATTTATATATGACAAGCTAGAAAATGGTAATATGCCGAGTATTTTTGCTTACTATGGAAGCATAAGTAAAAATGAGGCTAGAAGGCGGTTGGAGAATTCACCGGAATTTGTAGCATCTGTGATCGATCAGATTGCGTATGAAATGTCGTGGCATTTGAAGACCAGAACTGTAAGGGAACATATCTATATGGTAGTTCCGGAAGAGAAACTTGTGAAAAATGTTGATATAGTAGATGGAATGAGCGGAAAAATTAGAACGCTAGGACTTGAAAAGATGATCATGCAGCTATATGAGGTGTTGGCCAAGGAAGCGGCAGATGAGTTGTGGACGGCAAAAGTCGGACTTTTTCAAGTTGCATCAATACCTGGAAGAGGACAAGCTTACGGCAAAAAATACATCGAACGATGGATGTCGCGTGATCCGGAAGGAACCAAATATTGCGTTCAGTCAGATATTAAAAAATGCTATCCCTCTATGTCACATGATAAAATATTAGAATTTCTTCGAAGAGATTTAGGAAAGTCAGATATGTTGTTGTACTTGTTTGAGACTTTGATTGGATTGTATTCTGAAGCAAAGGTGCAGAACAAAGAGAAAGATTGCAAACATGGGATTTTTATAGGCTCTCCGGTGTCGAAAGATCTGTGCAATTATTATCTATCTTATTTGTACCATTATTGCACAAATGAACTTTATGAAATGAAGACCAGACGAGGGAAGACAACAAGAAAAAGATTGATTTATCATATCATGATTCAGATGGATGATATCATTCTTTTTGGTTCTAATAAGAAAGATCTTCATAAGGCAATGCTGCTTGTTATTGAATTCGTAAAATCTACACTCTGTCTAAAGATCAAAGATTCCTGGTCGTTATTTCGTACAGGTTATGTTGACAGAAACGGAAAACAAAAAGGAAGGGATTTAGACTATATGGGGCTTGTGTTCCATGGACAGAATTTAATCAAAAGATGTTATTCCGGAAAAACAGTGACAATACGGAATGTGTCAACAAGGATAAGAGCATCAATATTCCTAAAGGCTCGCAGGAAAATTCATAGATTTGCGAAAAAAATAAAGAACAAAAAGATTATAGGTAGTAAATTCGCCATGAGTACCATAGCATATAACGGTTGGTTTGTAACAACAGACTCCTTTCTTGTGAGGGTTGCAGAATGTTGGGATCAACTTATTTCGATGGCTAAAAATATAATCAGCCGTTATGCGAAACAGAAAAGCTATGCTATGGAAAAATATTATAAGAAGTGGAGGAAATTGAATTATGCATAAAACGAATAGCCCGGAATCACAAGGAAACATTACATATGCTGTTCTTCCAGATGGTTCCGCTGATGTATGGATTCGTAAGAACGAAGTCCAGCTTCCGGAAAAAGATGAAGGACCACAGGGTATGGAAGCTGATGAAATCTATTTTAAAGTATCTGCAGGTGTTGTTCCTAAGGAAGAGATAGTTGCAGATCTTGATTTTTGGTTCGATCAGTTGAAAGACAAAGAAGAAGGCTGCAATGCTGATTATCTTTCTGTTGAAACATACCGAGCAGAAAAGAAAAAGGAGATTTCTCAAATCTGCCAGAGCACAGTTTTTGCAGGAACGGACATTGATATTTCGTCTGGAAAGGAACACTTTAGCCTTAAAGATGAAGATCAGCTAAATCTCTTTGGAAAACAGGCTCAGCTGACCGCTGGCATCAAAAAACTGGAATACCACGAGGACGGAAATCCTTGCCGTTATTATTCTGCCGAAGACATGCAGAAAATTATTAATGGTGCAATGGAGTTCAAAAGCTATCACACAACCTATGGGAATTCACTGAACATGTGGATCAAAGGCTGCTCCAAAACTTCGGAAATCGCCAAGATTGAATACGGAGCACCGATCCCGGAAGAATATCAGTCCGAAGTTTTAAAGGACTATCTGGCCGAAATGGCAGCCGACAAGGAGGTTAAATGAATACTCTGAAGACCATAGGCAGAAACGCTGTGCTTTTCGCTATAGGAGGTACGATTTACTACATGATCGAACTGATATGGCGAGGGTACAGCTCGCTGCCTATGGTACTGGTTGGAGGGCTTTGCTTCTTGTTTTGTGGTTCG